GTCTCCCGACAGCGTTTATTAAACTACAGGCATTTACAAATAATCCCGCAAATCCGCCAATCCAGGCGGGTGGGATTCCGACTGATGGACCTAACGGGTTCCATGGTATTGCACATGAAAATAGTGCCATAGCCCCGATTATTATTCCAGCTGGCTCTGAGCTTTTGCTTAATGAATTGATTATTGAGTGGCAAACTATATTTGGACCTGATGAAGTAAATTCACTAGGAGGTTTACCACTTGCCGATCCTGTTATAAGAGTATCAGTTGGTACGACTAAAGGTGCGGCTGATGTTTTTACAAGTGATATTGTCATTGGCTTTGACATATCATATCAAATTACTGTTTTTAATTTTATTCCAGGTGCTGGTAATAATTCTCTATTTATATCAATTGGGCTTTTTTGGACCGGTACTACTCCGGTCGTACCTCGATTAGCGTTCTCACCAGCGTTTAATCCAGGTTTAACAATAGATTTACGAGTAATAAATTGGACCGCACCACTAGCAGGTGGGTCAGGGTCAACGGTTGAATTTGTGTCACCTTATACGGCGGCGCAATTGGAGTGTTTACAATTTTGTATGGACCCGGGTGAAAAAGTAGCATATTTTACGCATCCAGAGGTTGAGACTCAAAGATTAAGACTCGATGTTGGTGAGTGGACATTTGAGGCACTTTCCACTATCCTATTACCAACTCCATTTATAGCCCCAACACCTAATTTATGGGCACCGGGTAATTTTCCAGTTTCGTGTGCTTTCCATGAGGGAAGACTCTGGTTAGGTGGTTCTCCTAATAACCCAGCTACTTTGTGGGCATCAAGATCTGGTAATTATCGAGATTTTAATAATGTAGCTCCAGCCTCTAAAGATGACCCACTTTTGTTTCCACTATCATCGTCTGGAAATATTGAGACCTTGACTAGTAGAAAAGAGTTAGTAATACTTACTGATATATCTGAAGTAATAGGCACATCACAACAAGGTGTTATTGCTTTTGATGATTTTGCATTTCCGAAGCAAACGGATTGGGGATCAAATTGCGTACAACCTATAGCCGTTGGTCGTGATATGGTTTACACATCAAATAGTCGGAAAAGGATAAGAACATTTGCTGATGAAGGTGGTACTAATTTTGGTTGGGATGGTAAGGAATTAAGTCTGTTAGCACAAGACATTTTTGGTTTTGCTGTTCGTCGGATGGTTTATCTTGATGAACCGGGATATCAGGCATGTTTTCTGCTAGCTGATGGTACAATGGGTATGGCTACTTTCTTTTACCCGGAGCAAGTTATTGGATGGTGGCGTTACACAACTTCATTTAATGGAAATAGGCTATCGGGTGATGAATCTAGGCCCGGATTAGGAAATCAGAGTCCAAATAATATCCAGGCCACAAATCAAATTATGGATATAACTAAAATTAACACATCGGCGGGTGCAAAACTCTGGATGATTGTTAATCGGGTCGGATTTCCAGGTACACAAAAACCCGGCCATGAGTTATTAGGTTTTGAAACTGGATTGAAACCATCATTGGACTCATTCGCGATTCGTTCAATTGATCCTGTTACTCGTACATGTTCAGATATCGATGAATTAACAGATCAGAGTATAAATGTTGTGGTTGAGCGTCTAGACCCCAACACTTTAGAATTTTCCTATACTGTACACCCAAATGTTACAGTAATTGCGGGAGTTTCAAGCCCACTTGAAGAGTGGGCGGCAGGATTAACAGCCTATTTAGGGCTATTTTATAATAATGATTGCCAATTGCTATCACTTGAGGGAGTTAGTCAGAGAGGCACGTCTCAAGTAACTAAGCGTAGGTGGAATAAGGTCTTTGCGAGACTTAATGACTCTCCAGTACCTTTAATTGAGGGTATACCAGCTAAGGATCGTACTCCAGCATCGCCCATGGGTGAAGGTGAGCCACTAATTACCGGTGATACAGAGATTGTAGATTTGGGTTCTGGCGAGGGAGATTTGAAGATAACACAAGATAAGCCAATAATTACGGAAATAACTGGCATATTCGGTAAGGTGGTGGCTACGGAGGTATAATGGCTAACCAAGTACAAATAGTAAATCTTGCCCTATCTTGGATGGGTCAGAATTTAATCAATGCTTTGGGTGACAATCAAAATGAAGCGATTGTTATGAATGCTAATTATGCTCTGTCTCGTGATAAGGTACTTGCGGATAATGCCTGGACTTTTGCAACTAGACGGCAAATATTGACCCCGGATGGTACACAACCCCCATTTGGATTTTCTAATCGATTTTTAATCCCAAGTGATGTATTACTCGTGCATAGAGTATTTAGACCACAGAACATTGGTGCTACTCTATTTAGTCAGATATCTGAAACACAGCGAGGCGCTGTAAATGCTGATTGGCTAAGAGAGGGTCAGTTTATTCTTGCAAGAGAAGAAATAGTACATTGTATATTTATCGTCCAGATAACCAATACTGATCTATTCAATGCGTCATTTGTCCATGCTTTAGCCGCCAGACTTGCAGCAGATACAGCCATGACCTTTACCGAGAACGAGAAATTACAAACTCGGATGGAAGATAGGTATGATGCTAAATTAGCCGAGGCACAATTCTCTGAAGGCAGACAGGGTAGAACGGAGAGAATTGTCAGTAATCTACTTACAGGTGCGAGGACACGATAATGGAATTTGTAGCTGGTGCACTTGGTTTCACTCAGGCTTTTCTCCAGATTGGTGAACTTGGAAGGCAGAAAACGGTTGATAAGGCGCAGACTGAACTTTCATATCTGGACAATCTTGAGAAGATTCGTCGGCGTAAATTTGAGCAGGAGCAGACACAAGGTACTGCTTTAGCATTTAGCGAAGCTTCCGGTGTCCGTCACACAGGTGGGTCTACTGCTCAAGGATTCTTGGATACAATGGCCGGGGAATTTAAGAAGGAAATTGACTGGATGCAGAAGTTTGCTGATGAAGCCCGTAGGCTTGGTCATAAGAGGGCTAGTGTAGCGCATCGAACTGGTGTAGCAGGTGCTATTACTGGTGGAATACAAACTGGTGCAGCTATTTATAGTATATAATGAAATTACCTCACATACAACAACAACCCGTAGGTGAATTTGCTCTAGGCAATATTCCGCAGCCTAGGTATGCGGCTCGGGGTGAAGCTGAGGCTAAACTCTTTAGTGTCCTTGCCACAACAACAGTGGACTTATTACAGGATGCCGATACTGAGTTAAGTATAGCAACTGCTGAGGCGGCTAAGGAATTATCCGAGCTTCGGGCCAAATTACAAGAAACAAATACAATTTCGCCGGACGAAATACCGGAGGATATTGTACATGAGATTTGTTTCGAGGTACTTGATGCTAAAGGTGACAGGGTAGAAGTTGGTACGCCTCGTGTGTTTACGCACAAAGTTGCGGATGAATGGTGGTCGAAAAAGAGCGAAGAAATTGTACAACACCATGCGGGTAAAATAAGGAACAGAGAGGCCAGAGCAAAATTTATCGAGGAAATGGGACAACGATATGTTGCTCCTGGTTCCTTAGCAATTGGAAGAGCCTCTGTTATTAAAGCTCGGGCACATAATCAAGCTACGGCTGAAAATACAATTAGGGATGTTTTAGCATCTGGTGGACCCACAGCAGAAAGGGAAACTCAGGCAAAGGAGATAATTGCAAGGCAAATAATTCTTGGGGCAGACCCAGTATGGGCCGAAAGAGAGCTTGCGGCGCTTGGTCCGAGGATAGATCAACTTGATACGCATAATCGGATTTTAGCTGCCGATACTGCAGATCAACTTGATATAATTGAAGAGGAAATGTGGTCTGGTGAAAACCGCATGACCCCAGAGCAAATGCGTACTATGAGTTCCCAGATGGACGCAAGACGCAGAGATTTTACGGCTGATCGTAAAAAACGTCAAACTGAGAATGCTGATCGTATGTTTGCTGATTATATTGACCCTAATACACCATTCACTGAAATGGATGTAGCTAATGCGGTCAAAGTAGACGATATTACAAACGAGGAAGGTTGGACCTTCATAAATAGTCTGCGAAGTGGTAGCACGACTAAGGTTTCCAGCCCATTAACATTAAGCCAGTATCGGGGGGAAATTCAAAGACTCCAGTATACAGGTAATCGATCCAGAGTAACTGATAAAGCTCGGCTACTCAAACTTATGATCACACGTGGGTCCATGGGCCTATTTCCTAATGGAATGCCCACTGGTATGCCAGCTACAATTTCGGGTGAGGATGCCTTCAAGTTAAATAAGGATATTGATGCAGCAGTAAGAGCAGCCATAGAAAATGATCAATATGATAATGCTTTGAGGGAA